ATCTAATTAAGTCTGAAAGAGGGTTTGTTGGAACACAAGCAACAACACACACCGATGGATCTACTGCAAGAGTTTATCTTGGTGCTTTCAATATAGTTAAGAGTAAGATTCATTTCACCGAAGCACCAACTGGAAACACGACAGATTTAGTTGACAATAGCAATATCCCTTATACAAGATCATCCTTTGGTGGAAGGGTATATTTGAGACAAGATTATTCAACCAATCAAATTTACGATAATATATCAAAGTCATTCACTGGTATTGGACAAACCTATAGATTAACCGTACAAGGTATTAATACTACAGGAATTGAAACTGGAAGTGGATTACTCTTTATTAATGATGTTTTCCAGACTCCATCCACAATTAATAATATTGGAAATAATTATAGTTTCATAGAAAATACTGGAATTTCCAGTGTAGTATTTACTGGAATTACATCTTCAAATAATCAGGTTATTTTATCAGATTATGATGTAAATACCAATCAATTACCAAGAGGAGGTATCATTGTTTCTCTTGGATCTACTTCTGGACTAGGATTTGCTCCTCTTGTTGGTGCATCCGTAACGGCGGTTATTTCTGGTGGAGCAATTACTTCCGTTGGTCTTGGAACAACAGATATTGTTGGATCTGGATATCGCGGAGTAGTTTCTATTGGTGTAACGGATCCCAATCATACTGGCACAGCAGCAAATATTACTGCAACAGTCGGTGCTGGAGGAACACTTTCATTTACAGTTGTATCTGGTGGAACTGGATATGTAAGTCCAATTATTAGAGTACCAGAACCAACCTATGAAAATCTATCAGTTGTTGGAGTTTCAAGACTCGGAATCGGAGCCACTACAGAAACTGGAACTGGATTACTTGTTACTTTAGACGTTGGTGCAAGTTCTACGACTGGAATTGGATCAACATTATTTGAAGTTACATCGTTTAAAATTTCTAGACCAGGATATGGATTTAGAGTTGGTGATGTAATTAAACCAGTTGGACTTGTTACTGCACGTGGATTAGCATCTCCATTAGCAAACTTTGAGTTAACAGTATTAGATATATTTACAGATTCGTTCTCTGCTTGGCAATTTGGAGAATTAGACTTTATTGATTCTATTGCTTCTATGCAAGATGGAAGCAGAACTCGTTTCCCACTTTATTATAATGGACAACTATTGAGTTTTGAAACAGATCCAACAAGTGAAATTGATCTTAATTCAATTCTATTAATTTTTGTTAATGGTGTAATTCAAGAACCTGGTGCCCATTACCAATTTGAAGGTGGAACATCCTTTATTTTCACCTCAGCACCAACGGAAAATGATAACATCTCAGTATTCTTCTACAGAGGAACTCGTGGAACAGATAGTGTTCAAATTGATATAGATGAGACTTTAAAGCAAGGTGATGAGGTTGTTCTTAATAAATTCAATAATGTAGAATCTCAGACTAACAGAACAATCTTCAATATTGCAGCTTCTGATAAAATTGAAACGGACATCTATGGTGGTTTAGGAATTGATGATAATTCTTATAGACCATTTAATTGGATTAAGCAAAAAGTTGATAAGTATATTGGTGGAGAGTTTGTATACAAAACTAGAGATTCTATTGAATCATTAGTATATCCAACTGCCAGAATTATTGGTGATATAACTGCTTCATCAACTGAGATATTTGTAGATGATGCTCAGTTCTTTAACTATGAAGAAAATGAGTCTTCTATTGTGATTAGTAATGTTGATGCCATTATTGTAAATGGATCTGACCCAGTTGCAGCAGCTATTACTGCTACGGTATCAATTGCTGGTACAATCAGCGGATTAACTGTTGTAAATGGTGGATCTGGATATGTTGGTTCATCTACGACTGTTAGATTCTCTGCACCACAATCAATTGGTGTTGGTATTGGAACAACTGCTGTTGCAACATTAACAATAACAAATGGAGCATTAGCAGCACCAATAAACATTACAAATTCTGGATTTGGTTATACTTATACTAATCCACCACAAGTCATTGCACCAACCACAAGTATTTCCTTTGAAAATATATTAGATATAGCAACAGTTCAAGGTTCTTCGGGAATTATAACGGGAATTACTACAACTTCAGGAAGTGGTTCACATCCACTTGCTTTAAGATTTTTCTTAAATGCAGATTCCTTTACTGGATTGACAAATGGATATCCAATATTCATTTATGATACCGTTGTAGGATCTGGAGTTACATCAGTAAATGGTTCTAATTCATCCAAAGTTGGTGTCGGCACTACTTTTGCCGATAACATTTATATTGTAAGAAACTTTACTGCAGTAAATTCAACCAATGCAAGATTTGATGCTGATATTCTTTCTACAACAAGTGTTACTGGATTGTCAACAACTGGTTCAACCACAAACCCTTGTGGTAGGTTCTCTTGGGGACGTTTAAGTGGATTTGCATCTAGAACATCACCAATTTCTATTGGTGTGACTGGACTGACAATTGATTCTGGTTTATCAACTTTCCCAACTATCCAAAGAAGAGGATATGGATTAAGAGACACTGGTGCTCTCAGAAAGGATCTTGGGTAGTATAAATATAGAAAAAAGCTATTAATATGGCGGCACTTGTAACCGATCAATTTAGGATATTAAACGCAGGAAATTTTGTAGACTCTGTTGTTAATACTTCTAATTCATATTATGTTTTTGTAGGTCTTTCAAATCCAACAGATTCTGGATTTGGTAGAGATGCAGATTGGGACACTGACACACCAAATCCAACAGATAATATTGATTATTTAAATTTTGTTGGAGATAATATGATGTTTGGTAAGAAGGTTACTTCTGCCAATGTCAAAAGATTAATCAGAAGAATTGATTGGTCTAGAGGGACAAAATATGAAATGTATCGTCATGATTACAGCGTAACTAATCTATCACCAATAACTAGTTCTTCTAGACTATATGATGCAAATTACTATGTAATCAATAGTGAATATAAAGTATATATTTGCATTGATAATGGTTCATCTGGAATTTCAACAACTGGTAATGCATCTTTAGATGAACCAACATTTACAGATTTGGAACCATCCGCTGCTGGAGTAAGTGGAGATGGATATGTATGGAAATATCTGTTTAGTGTTTCTCCAAGTGATATTATTAAATTTGATTCTACAGAGTATATAACACTACCTAGTGATTGGGAATCCTCAACAAATTCTCAAATAACTGCAGTAAGAGATAATGGAGATTCTGACGAAAATTTAAATCAGATTAAAAAGGTTTATATTCATAGTCAAGGTGCAGGATATTCCAACGGTGTTGGTCAAGAATTAAATATTATTGGAGATGGTAGTGGTGCTAAAGTAGTTGTTGATGTTGTTGGTGGAAAAATAACTAACGCTGTCATTTCATCTGGTGGAAGTGGATATACTTATGGAATGGTTGACTTGGGATCTATAAGTGCTAGTTCTTCTACAAAAGCAAATCTAATTCCTATTATACCACCGTCAAAGGGTCATGGATATGATATCTATAGAGAATTAGGTGCAGATAAAGTATTAGTTTATGCTAGATTCGATGACTCTACAAGAGATTTTCCTTCTGAAACTATTTTTTCACAAGTCGGAATTGTAAAAAATCCAACTTCTATAGGATCAACAACAGTATTTGGTGAGAATCAATTTTCTTCTCTTGGTGCTATTAAATTTTCATCTGCAACTGGAGATGTTAATGTAGGTGATAAAATTTTCCAGTCTGTAACTGGAGGAACTGCAAAAGGATATGCAGTTTCTTATGATACTGATACTAAAGTATTAAAGTACACTCAAGATAGAAGTTTATTTTTAAATCAAACAACGTTTGATACTGTAGATTATATTGGAGTTTCCACGACAGCAAAAGTCTATGGTTTTGAATCTAATGCAAATGCTGTTACTAGCGATGCTGGATTTTCTGGATCAATAGATACTGGATTTACAGGTATTACTACCAATCCATCAGGAACAAAAATTATTTCACTTGGGACTCAATTTACAAATGGAGTTGCTAGTCCTGAGATAAATAAAGGATCGGGGGATATAATTTATCTTGACAATAGACCCCAGATCACTAGAAATTCTAGACAAAAAGAAGACGTTAAAATTATCCTGGAATTTTAAAAAATGCCACAAAAAACGAATCTTAATATAAACCCTTATTATGATGATTTTGATAAGTATAAGAACTTTTATAGGGTTTTATTTAAACCAGGATATCCTATTCAAGCTAGAGAGTTAACAACTCTCCAGTCAATTTTACAGAACCAAGTAGAGTCATTCGGAAGTCATATCTTCAAAGAGGGATCAATGGTGATCCCAGGAAATGTAAACTATGATAATCAATATTATTCTGTAAGATTAAATGCAGATCATTTAGGCATTGATGTATCTGTTTATGTTGATAAGTTAGTAGGAAAACGTCTTAAAGGTCAAAATTCTGGAATTGTTGCTGTAGTAGATAGTTATTCAAATATTTCAGAGTCTGAGGGAATAACAGATCTTACATTATTTGTAAAATATCTTCAATCTGGAGATAATAATGAGGTTGCACAATTTACAGATGGTGAAGTATTAATTACAGAAGAATCATTTGTATATGGAAATACTCCAGTTAATATTGGAGACACTGTAGCCACTCTCGTTTCCGAAGATGCTACTGCAATTGGAAATTGTGTTGGAATTGGGGCAGGAGTATATTTTATTAGAGGGACATTTGTAGACGTTGCTACAGATAAATTAGTTTTAGATGCCTATAGAAATGATTCATCATATAGAGTAGGTTTAACAATTTTAGAAGAAATTGTAACTGCTAAAGATGATAACACTCTTTATGATAATGCTAGAGGATTTTCCAACTATGCTGCTCCTGGAGCAGATAGATTAAAAATTAGTACGGTTTTAACTAAAAAGTTATTAACAGATTTTGATGATAAAACATTTGTCGAATTGATTAGAATTGAAAACGGAGAGATTAAAAAATTACAAAATAAATCTCAATACAATTATATTAGAGATTATTTTGCAGAAAGAACTTATGATGAATCTGGAGATTATTCTGTAAATGCATTTGGAATTGAAATCAAAGAATCTTTAAATGATAGACAATCTAACGGTGGTGTATATTTTCCCGATCAAAAAACTCAAGACAAGAAAGTTGATCCCACTGACGATTTAATGGCGGTTAAAATATCTCCAGGTAAAGCATATGTTAGGGGATATGATATTGAAAATACAGAAACAATTATCAAAGACGTAGAAAAACCAAGAGACAAAGAATCGGTATCTTCTTCACTAGTTCCTTTCGAATTTGGAACTTTGTTACGTGTTAATAATGTATCTGGAACACCTTTCATAGGATTCAATAATAATAACAACGTTGTTGAACTTTATGATAGAAGAAAATCTTCAATTAGTGCTGGAACTGGTAACGTAATTGGAAAGGCAAGAATATATTCTTTTAATTTAACTGATGCTTCATATTCCAACCCATCAACAGAATGGGATTTATACTTATTCGATATTCAAACTTATATTAGTTTAGTAGTAAACGAATCTTTAAGCTCTGTAACTTGCCCAGAGTCATCTTATATTAGAGGTGTAAGTAGTGGAGCAACAGGTTATGTTGTGACAGCACCTTCTGGAACTACTGTAAAATTACTTCAAACCTCAGGAACTTTTATTGCTGGTGAGCAACTGTTAATTAATGAAACCACTGAAATTTCTAGATCTGTTGTTTCAGTTAATGTCTATGGAATTCAAGATGTAAAATCAGTTTATCAAGATTCTACATCAATCTCTTCAACTCTAAAAGTTGATTTTGTTGCAGATACTGTTTTACAGAGGTCTTTACCTAAGAATTTTAGTTTAACGGATAGATTAACAATTACAAGCGGAGGAGAAGTTACTTGTCCTGGAAAGAATTTTGCTGGTAGTGGAATTAAAGAAAACTCTATCATTAGATACCAGATTTCTGGATTGACTACTGAAACTTATAATAGAGTTTCTGCAATATCTTCTGATGGATTATCCTTAACACTTGCAAGTATCAATGATGTGTATGGAGTATGTGATGGAGATTTACCCGGATCAACAGTATCTGTATCTTTTTCTGTCGGAAACCCAATTGTTAGGGATAATGGAGGACTTTATGCTAAACTCCCATCAAATAATGTAGCATCAGTAAGTTTGGCAGACTCTACTTTAGTAGTCAATAGTCAATTAACTGAGCAGACAACTAATGGATCAGGAACTGCCACAATTAATGTTTCTTCAACAGGAATTACTAGTGCTTTCTTTGAAACATTTGATGCTGAAAGATACTCTGTATTTTATTCCGATGGAACAATTGAAGATTTGACTTCAGATCAGTTTACACTTGCATCTGGTGGATCTCAGGTAACCTTATCTGGTCTTAAACTAAGTCAATCATCAAACGTTACAATCAATACAACTGTTAGAAAAAACGGAATTAAAGAAAAGCAAAAAGATTATGTTAGAAGTGAAAAGGTAACGATTAGTAAAACTAGATCTGGTGTATCAACATCAACCACTGGTTTAACTACTAGTGTTTATTATGGAACTAGAATTGAAGATAAAGAGATATCTTTAAATTTACCAGACGTTGCTAACGTTTTAGCAGTTTATGAATCACTAAATTCATCTGCACCTACGCTCGACTCCTTAGAATTCCCTTCTGGATTAAACTTAAATACATCTTCAATTCTAGGTGAGACTGTATTAGGTCAAGATAGTGGAGCTCTTGCACAAATTGTTACTAGATCATCAACAACTAAAATTGAAATTGTTTACTTAAACACAAATCGGTTTATTGTTGGTGAATTGGTAACTTTCCAAGAATCAAATATTAAATCCAATGTTCAAGTAATCAACAGTGGAAATTATAAGAATGTAACTAATCAATATGACTTAGATAAAGGTCAAAAAGAACACTACTATGATTATTCACGATTAGTTAGAAAAAATGATTCTTATGTTCCAACTCATCAACTATTAGCAATATTTGATTATTATAGTGTTCCTTCTAATGATTTGGGTGATGTATATACAGTAAACTCTTATGATGAAGAAAGATTTAAAAAAGATATTCCATCTTTAACAAATGGAATTAGAGTATCCGATACTCTTGATTTTAGACCAAGAGTTGCTAGATTTACATCGACTACTGCTTCACCATTTGCATTTGGTAGTAGAACATTTGGAAGTACTGGAACTAACCCAACATTAGTATTGGCACCTGCAGAAAGTTCACTAGTAGGATACGATTATTATCTACCTAGATTAGATCGAGTTGTTCTTGATAAACTAGGAAATTTTACTGTTATTAAAGGTGTATCCGCATTAAATCCAAAACTTCCAGTTAATGTAGAAGAAGCAATGGATTTGGCAACTATTGAATTGCCAGCATATCTCTATAATACAAAGGATGCAAAAATAACCTTTGTTGATAATAGAAGATATACGATGAGAGACATTGGTAAGATCGATACAAGAGTAAGCACATTAGAAACTCTTACTTCTCTTACACTACTAGAACTTGATACTAAGACTTTCCAAGTTAGAGATGCCGATGGTCTTGATAGATTTAAATCGGGATTCTTTGTCGATGATTTTAAAGGTACAGAAAGATTAGATGGGACTTTATCAAATTCTGATATTGATGCCTTAGATAATCTTCTCGTTACATCTCAAGATGTATTTTCTCTAAAACCAGAAATTGCTTTAGAACCATCTATAAACACTGCTACTGCCGATTTTTCAGCGAATCTTTCTCTACTCGATTCTAACGTTCAAAAAACAGGTAATTTAATCACATTAAAATACTCAGAAAAGTCTTGGATTGAGCAACCATTAGCATCAAGAGTTGAAAATGTTAACCCATTCAATATGGTTGAATGGAAAGGAGTTATAAAACTTACTCCATCTTCAGATAGTTGGGTTAGAACAGTTACAATTGATGGTGGAAGCAGAAGAATTTTTGGAGGAACAACTGGAACATATTCGGAAAGATCGTGGACAGAAATTGTTAAAGTTTCAAGTGAACCAGAAACTTATATTCGTTCTAGAAACGTCAAATTTGATTCAGTAACTTTAAAACCACTTACAAGATATTACCCATTCTTTGATGGTAGCAGCGGAATAGATATTATTCCAAAACTAATTGAAATTACAATGTCCTCTGGAGTTTTCCAGGTTGGTGAAACTGTACAGGGATATGTCGGATCTAAAAGAATTTTTACGGCAAGAATTGCACAACCAAATCATAAAACGGGAAATATAAGTTCTCCAACGACATCATATAGTCTCAATCCTTATAATACAACGGTATCTTTACCATCAACATACTCAGCATCTTCAACAGTTTTAAATATTGATTTAAATTCTTTATGTGAAGAAGTTCTTGGTAAGTATAGTGGATATATTGTAACAGGAATGACCCTTCTCGGAGAAACTAGTGGTGCTCAGGCATCTGTTTCCAATATTAGACTGATTAGTGATACATTTGGCGATACTTTAGGATCATTCTTCTTTAGAGATCCTTTAACTAATCCAGCACCTCCACTGAGATTTAATACTGGAACTAGTACATTTAAACTAACTTCTAGTTCAACAAATGCAACTCCTCTTCCAGGAAGTCTTTTAATTAGTAATGCAGAAACAACTTATAAGACAAGTGGAATTCTAGAAACATTCACAAAAACTAGAGTTACATTATTCTTTGATCCTTTAGCACAGTCATTTACTGTAGATGAAACGGGTGCATTTTTAACATCAATAGATGTATTCTTTGCAAACAAGGATGAACAAGAAAAAATTACTGCACAGATTAGAACGGTTGAACTTGGAACACCGACTAATATTCTAGCAGGTGATGACGCACAAGTTACTTTAGAACCAAGTCAAATTGGAATTTCTTCAGATGCCTCTGTTAGAACTAACATCAAATTCCCAGCACCAATTTATCTTTCACCAAATACTGAATATTCTTTAGTTCTTTTAGCACCTTCCTCAAATAATTATGAAGTATGGATTGCTAGAATGGGTGAAAAAACCATAAACACAAGCACACTTCCAGATGCTGAAAGTGTTGTAGTTACAAAACAATATACTGGAGGAAGTCTCTTTAAGTCTCAGAATGGAACAATCTGGACTGCTAACCAGTATGAAGATATGAAGTTTAAACTTTATAAAGCAAACTTTATAACAAATACTCCTGGAGTTGCATATTTCTACAACCCAAGCATTGTTAATAATGATTCTAATATTGGCACACTAAATCAAAATGCAATTAGAACTCTACCAAGAAAACTTAAAGTTGGAATCACCACAACTACCACAATGGGATCTATTCTACAAGTAGGTAGAAAGGTAAGTGATACCACTTCAGGAACACCAACTGGTTATATTGAACAGGTTGGTGGTAGATTGGCAGTTGCTGGTGTTACAACCGCTAGAGTTGGGGTAGGTTATAGTAATGGAACCTTTAATAACGTTCCTCTATACACAATAACAGGATCTGGTAGTGGAGCTACTGGTATTGTTACTGTCACCAATAACACTGTTCAATTTGTTTCTATTGCAATATCTGGAAACGGATATGTTGTTGGGGATACTTTAGGTATTACAACAAGTGCGGTTTCTAGAGGTACAGGTGCTCAAATTTCTGTTACAACTCTGAATGGATTAGATACACTTTATCTAACAGATGTTCAGGGTGAAGAATTTACTTCAGGACAAGATCTTGTAGTCTACAATGGAACCACTGCAGTTTCTTATGCAAATACTGATATTCTTTCATCATCTCAAATCAGTACTTTATATGATGGTAGAGTTATTGAAGTAACTCAATATAATCACGGAATGCACGCTGATAATAATATTGTTACTCTTGCTGATATTGAACCAAATACTGCCCCAACAACACTAAATGCGGCAATTGGATTAAGTGATGGTACTATTTCTGTTGCAAATACAACAATCTTTGGAACTTTTGAAGGAATCTCAACATCTCAAGGATATCTGAAAGTTAATAATGAAATTATTTTCTACAATTCAATTACTGCGGGTGTAGTTCCTGCAGGAACTCTTGGAATTGGAACCAGAGGTGTTGATGGATCTCTAGTTAGAACACATAATATTGGAGATCAGGTTTATAAGTATGAACTAAATGGAATTTCTCTAACAAGAATTAATACTCAACATAATATGCCTTCAGATGCAACTCTTGTTTCTTTAAGAGATACTGATAAGTATCATCTTCAAATTAATCGCTCTGGATCAAGAGCAACTGGAGATACACAATTGAGTTTCACTAATGAGAATTCTGTTGGCGGTGATAATATATTTGCAAGTAAAAATATCCAATATAATGCTATTAACCCATCATTTACAGTATTAACACCAGGAAAGTCGAGTACAATTACTGCACAGATTAGAACAGTATCTGCAACAAGTGCTGGTGGTGAGGAAGTTTCATTCATTGATCAGGGATATGAGTCTGTTGATATTAATCAGCGTAATGATCTTTCTTCTACAAGAATGGTTGCT